GGTTGTCCAGCTGCTAATTTCTCTCTACCTTTTTTGGTAAGGATAGCATCGACTGTAATTGTTGTGTTATCTAAGTATGCCATAGTTTGTTTATTATTCTTTTATAAATATATAAAATATTTTTTTGTTACATTATTTTTAATCTACTTCTAATATTGGTTCGTTATTACTTCTACCTTGTGCCGTTACTCTTAATGTAGTTGGGTTAGTTACAAAAGATTCAACCGGTGCTTTACCATCAATTGTAGTATCTATCGTTTGTTTAGAACCTATATAAAACAAATTCTGAGTTCCAGTATGTTTTTGTCCTTTATAAATATAATGAGATGGTAAATATCCACTTGCAGTTTGTATTGCAATAATATCTCCACCAATTGTTAATCCTACACTTGTATTAAAATCTTGTACTATTAGTTCTTGTGAATATGATGATGTTACCACATTGGTTTCACTACCACTTACACCATTTTGATTTAATTGTGTAAGAATAGTATTTTGTTTTGTTACTACAAATGCTCTAATACCTTTTGATTTAAATGAACCATTTTCTTCATAATGATATTTACCATATCCATTATTAAAATAAGTGTTATACCCATAATTAATATAGTCATCATCCATTCCGATAATTTGACCTGCATTTATTAAATCAAGTTCAGTTGTTATTGTTGATTCATTTCTTCTATAATCAATCTCAGCTTCATATGTAATGTATTGACCGGTTGTTATATCTAATATAATATTATCAATATCTGCATCATATGTATTATATTCACCATTAAAATTATAAACATTAGATGCCGTTAAAAATACATCATATCCTAAATTTATACCACTAATATTTTCTAAAGAACCAGATAAACTTAAATCCGTATTTAACACATCAAACGTACTACTTACTTCTGTTATTGTAGTATCAGTAATTGTGCCTTCATGTTGTTCATTAATTGCCGTTGGTTTATTTCTTTTAACTTTACTTCTTTCTAAAAAGTGCGGTGCTATTAATAATCCCTGTGTTACCTTTGCTCTTGCCGGCAGCATTTCTTTAAGATTAACAAAGAATGATTTATCAAAGAATTTAATTAATTTAATAAAATCATAAATGTTTCTATTAGATACTCTTTCAAAATAATATTCTCTAAGTGTATCTAATTTTTTATATGTGTTTTTATAATCATCTAAAGGGTCACCAATATAATCATCCAAACTTCCACCACCTAATGATTTTGCAATATCTAAATCTAAATCTTTATTAGGTGAGAAAAATATACCTACTCTATTTGAATCCACCTTAGCAGTTTCAAATGCTTTTTTAGTTGCTCTTTTTGCCGGAGATAAATCACTAATTAATTCTTGTGATTCAAATCTAATTTTATCATTTGATAATCTATTAGCACCTGTATTTGGTAGAGTAATTGTTACATCTTTATCAATATATTTGTAGTTCCAATGTTGTGAAGAACTACTATTATATTGTGATGCGGTTACAAATCCACTTGCACTTACATCGTTCATATAAGTTGCAATAGGTGCTACGTTTTTAATTTTAGAAATTTCAGAACTAGATGGAAATAAAGCGTGTGGATATTCAAAATCTAATCTTAATAATAAATCCGTTGTAGATGCAGATATATGATTTCCAACAATAACTTCGCTACCTAATACATGTATATCAAATATAGAAGAACTTAATGCAGTTTTCCATATTCTAACTTCATCCATTTCTCCATTAAAATTACCAAATACAATTTGAGAACCACTATTCCATGCTAATGTACCACTACCTGTTACACTACCTTGTTTTACGATTCTATCTTTTTCTGCATTTCCATAATACGCCGTATATGCACCATTTTGATTATTTACTAATATAGAATGAAAATTACCATCAAAAAATGAATATGCAGATGATGATAAAATTGTTGTTCCATTTACTTTTAATTGTAAACTACCAATTTGATTTGATGTATTTGAACCCCCACTTATAAATAATTTAAATCCACTACCACTTACTAAATCCACCGATGATGAATATGTTGGTTTAACTCTAAATTCAATTGCTTGCGGTGCAGCAATCCAACTAGATGTTATATATGAACCGGTATTAAATACTAAGGTAGAACTCAATGTTTCATATGTAAAAGTAGAAGGTGCCGCATCATCTGGAACAGGTCCACCGAATTCCATTATGGTTAACATTGATTGTGGAATACCATATGAACTCATCAATGCTTTTATACCACGTTTGGACCCTTTATGTTTTAATAAATAAGGTAAGTTATTTGCAATTCTTCTCCAAATTGTTTTTGTATATTGTTCAGGTGTAATTGTATAACCATCGGCATCATTTAATATACTATCACCATCACCATTTTGTCCAAACAAATATCCCCATAAGTTTTTATTTGAATTTAAATTTTTAGCATTCCAACTAAATGATTCTAAATAGTTATAAAGTAATTCATCATTAATACCATATGAATTATTTTCGGCAATCATCCTCTGGTCTGTCATACCTTTAATATAACTCCATATAATATCAAAATGATTACCCACCATATCTAAGAATAATAAGTAATCTGAATTACTTTCATCTTCACTTATAAATTGTGGAATATTATTTTTTAGTGCGTTAAGATTCATATTATCATAAACCGATGCTGAATCTATTGTTCCTAAATACCAATTAGTTAATGTAGTATTTGGATTAGTAATATAGGTTGAACCATCATTACTAAATGCATCTTCTCCACTTAATAAATTAAATCTACCACCAGGAAATGATTCATAAGATGCACTATCTGCTGTAAATATTAATGTACCACTTACTAAATTATTTTCAAAACCATCAAATCCACTTACTAATGTAGATAATTTTTCAGAATATTTTGTTACATCTTGTATTACATTAATACTTTGTGTTTGTTCGTTTAAATATCCTATTCTATCTGTGTAATATTCTGCTAATTCTTTTTTATACTTAAAGTTTGCTAGTCTTTCAACTGCGCTACTATATTTTATAAAATTAGAAAAATTAGAATAATCTATATTAATTCTACTTGTTTCTACAAAATTTTGTGAAAGTAATTTATCTACAATTTGTTGAGATGATTCACTACCACTTAATATTAAATCGTCGTATGATTCGTATATTGTAGATTGACCTTTTACATAATCAACTTCTATATTAAAGTTTGGTGCTCTTAGTGGTAAAGCATTTGTTTCTGGTTTACTTGTTACTACTATTCTTTGGATAATAGGTAAAGACATTAAACGAGATACCCATAATGTATCATTTTTATTTATATTAGCAGGTAATGCTTCATATAATTTTAATACAATACTTTTACTTATATCACCATCTGGAATACTATTACCAACACTATCTCTTTTAAATTTAGTAAATGTAGTATAATCAATATCCCAATTAGAAATTAATATCTCTTTATCATCGATATCAAATGATGCTAAGTGAGATAAATATTTTTGTTCGTTTCCTAAAGATAAATTTAAATTAGCGGCAATTGCATTAAATAAACTAGCCTTTAATTCAGGTGTTGCTACATAAATACCAGCATCTTCAAACGTAATTGTTATTCTTTCTATTTCACCTTTAACATTTCCATTATAAGGAACAATTAATAAATTTAATGGTGAATTAATTATTTTTCTATTTTTTAAATCTTGATAGTTTAAACTAATAAAATCTTTACTAGAAAATTTACCTAATGCAGTATTATCATCTTCTTTAGAATGATACACTAAAATTGTAGTTGCTAATTTAGATTCAAATGATACTTTAAAATTTACATCACCAAATGTGTAAGATGGTATGTAAACATTTGTTGGATAATCAATTTTATCAATTATAGGTGTATCAAATGTTTTAGATAATTTAATTATAACATATTGTGGTGCACCATCTCCATATAAAGTAGATGATGGAACTAATGCTATTTTAAAAGAACCTTCGTTATTTAAAAAATCTTTCTTTAAATCTAATTGTAGTTTAGCAAGTGCCAATGAGGTTGCATTTATATCTACATTATATTGTCTATATGGAGTAGTTACTTTTACAAAATCAGTATTTTTTAAACTAAAGTCAATATCAATTAATTTAGAATTAGTTAGTGATGCATATATTGATTCTAAGATTGTCTGCTCTATTGTGTTTGTAACTAATTCTAATGCAGGATAATCTGCTCTATCTGGTTCTACTTCTACTAATATTAAAATGTTTTTATTAAAAGTTGCCGCATCAATATTAAATATCGTATCATTTACAATATTAAAGTCATCTAAATTTATATCAGAATTTTCATTAAATTTATCAGTATATTGCCATCTAATATTTTTAAATAGAAATTTATCAAATCCACTAAGTTCAATTTTAACAGGACCAACTACTCCCGTTGCATTTGTAAATTTTACTTGATTTTGTATTTTTGTATTAACTCTACCAAGTGGATTTGCGACATCATTTGAGGTAACTTTAATATTTACTTCATTATTTAATGCTGTATTATTATAGTTTGATATAAATTGAATAGTCTGAGTTATTGTATTTGTAGTAACATCATCTTTCTTTATTGTTATATTTTGTAAATCAAAATTTAAAGTATGTGTTAATGGAAATTTTAAAAATTCTCCACCTTTAACATTACCATCCCCATCTAATTCTTGTATTAAAACTCCAGGTACCTGAATAGTTTGTATTCTTTCTACAAAACGCCCACCCGGAGTATTACCCAAATATCCCATAGTAGTTCCAGCGAATCCACTAAATCCAGTGTTTCCACTCATCCCACCAAACATTGAAGAACCAAAATTAAAATTAAATACTGACTCGGTAGATTCTGGTAAAAAATCCTGAGTAACAATGCTTTCAGGTATTGTAGTTTTTATTAATTCAAAATAATTTTTTGATTTAAAACTATCATTTATAATTGGTTTAATAAATAATGTATCATTAATAGTATTTGAATCAATTAAAAGTGTAGAACCTTCTTGATATACATTATTTTGTACATTAAAAGTAATTTGATTTTTAAATTCACTTATATTATTTAGTACTAATTTTATATCATTACCAGGTGGTGTTGTAGGAATTGGTATTTGATTACCTCCGCCGCCACCGCCTCCGGTAAATCCGCTACCTCCACCTCTTCCCAAATCACTATCATTAAATTGGCCTCCGCCATTAACAAATAATTCATTTAGTGGAGCGTAATCAATTGAAGTTGTATCGTATGCTTGCATCGTTTATAAATATCCTATCTTAGATTTTCTCTTTGTTGATTTAACCCATCATTATTAAAAAGTTGCTCTCTACCCATACCACCTCCCAACCTACTATTATCAATTATTTCACCACCAAATCCACCACCGCCACCTCTCGGTGCATAATCAATTAAAACGGGTATTGGTTCAACTATAATTTCAGGTGTAGGCATTGGTTGCTCAACTAAAGGAGGTTCAACCGCCGGCTTCTTAATTTCAATAATAACAGGTTTTTGTTCAATTGGTTTGTTTGGTGTAACTATAATTGTTTTATCTAATCCTTTTAATTTATCTGTTTGTGTTAAATTAGAAGTAGTAGTTGCAGTAGTTGTTATTAATGATTGTAATAATTGATTATCTACTTTATTTTTTAATACATCTTTAATCGATTGCGGGTAATCTATGAATGTAATATTTTGCATATTATAATCAATAGAATCACTTAATCTATTTATTAATAATGTTTGAACTTGTTTTGTATTATAAAATTCATCTAAGTCTAATGGTTGTGCTGATAATTGTCCAAAATTAGAATTACCCAATCTATATTCTTTACCATCAAATTGATTATATAAACTTTGTTTGAAATCTGTAAATATTTTTTCTTTAAATGCTTTGTATTGTGAATCGTTTCCGAATTTAAAATCTTTCTTAATTGTATTTAACCATTTTGGACCATATTGTTGTATTAAATATCCATCAATTAAATCACTAATTTGTAATTGTATTGAATCTATTTGTTTTTTTATTAGTTCAATATTTTCTCTTAATTCTAATGCGTTATCTATGAATGAATTATAACGAGAAGTTATTTTATCATTTTGTAAAACATCGGTGGTTAACAATGGTTGAATACGAATTTCTGTTCTACTTGGTGAAATTTCATGTATCCAAACTCTTTGTTTTTTATCATCTAATCCAATATAGTTTTTAACAAAATTAAATACTACATTAAATTCACCATTACCATATCCCGCATCATTCACCAATTTTTCAACATCAATATCAAATACTTTTTCTTGAGTTAACGGGTCTATATCACTCTTAAGATATTTTGTTAAATCATCTTTATGTATATATCTAACCATTACACCATTTGTTTGTTGTAATAAATTATTAGCTAAATCATATAATCTAAATTCAATAACATCATTTTTTGACATTCCGAAATCAGTTACATTTTTAGCTATTGTTTTAAATACATTCAAATCTTTAGAACTAACTAATTGTGCAGTTGAATCTAAATTAAGATTGATGTTTTCAATATTTTTAAAATCTTTTATTGCCATAATTTATTATTCGTATGAGTGTACTTTTATTTTCCAATTTTTATCTTCCGTTTTACCAACCGGGTCAATATCTTTTACTATAATTTTTAATACTTCTTCATAATCTCTTTGTGATTTTCCTAAACCTGTCCAACCTCTTGTTCCACTAGGTACTCTACTTTGAATGGGTTTATCAAATGTAATTCGTTTTGTTTCGTTTGCTTTTAAATTAAACGAAGATTCTATTGTAAAAAACGTCTGAGATATTGTTACTATTATATCCTTTGGACCAGCTACTATATCAACATAATTACTACTCCAAGCGGCTGCATATTGTGGTGGACCTTCTACTTTAGCACCCTTTGCAACTAAATTTAAATCAAGTGCATATCCCAAACTTCCATTTTTAGAAGGGTCACCTTTTTCAAAAACAATTGTAGATAATTCACCCGTTGAAACCCCACCGGCTCCTACGGCTTGTGCCTTAGCACTTAATTGTTGTGCTGCTACTTGTAAACTTGCATTTGCCTGTGCTAATAAATTATTTAAAGTATCTATTTGTTTAATTAATGCTGTTTTTTGTGCAACTAATCCTGTATTTTCTGCTTCTAATGAAGTTCGTTCTGTTGCTTCATTTATTGCTTTAGTTAAAGATGTTGTTAAATTAGATTTTAAATCTAATGTAGTTTGTTGTATAGAACCTAATTTATTATTTAAAGCTGCATTCTGAACTCTTAAATTATCATTATCTAAATACAAAGAACTACTATCCGCCATTAATGCTTGTACTCTTGTTTTTAAAGAGTCCACATCTGCTGTTAATATATTTACTTGAATTTGTAAATCTGCACTACGTGATAATTCTGCATCATAAATTGGTTTAGGAATTAAATCTAATCTAACTTCCGGTAATGGTTTTATAAGTTCCGTTACTTGTAAACTAACTGATTTAGACAATTCATTACTATTGTATTGGTCTAAATATAATTTAGTAGTAATGGTTTCTTCCGTACTATTGGTTGTATCTATATATTTTTTAGTTAATGCCATTATTTGTAAATATCAAATGTACCGATTTCAAAAATTTCTTCATTATCACTGGTGATTGATTTTACTAATAATGTATAGTTTCTACCAACCGGCCAATTTTGAAAATTTAATTTTATTAAACTATTAAATTGACCTTTTATAACTTTACTATTATCTGAATATCCTATGATTGTTTCTTTTGTTAATGTATCAATCACACTATAATATGCGGTGGTTGGTAAATAATATTTTACTTGGTATGCAAATGTAGAATTAAATTGTTTTATTGGATATAATTCTCTTGCCTCAATTTTAAGTGTTACTTTTTGTGCTTCTTGATACGCCGTTTTCAAATTTGGTGAATAACATCTATAAGAAACATCATAACTACTACTATTAATAAAATCAGTAATCGTTGTTAAACTACCAGTAACACCTACATTATCTATATATGATATTACTAATTTAGGTTGATATATTGTATTAGTTTCTGTTGAGAACATTTTAATACTACCATAATCAACCGAATCATTTTCTTTATCGGTTGGAAATTTAAGTATAATACCATTATTTGTTATACTACCACTATTCCATTTTCTAACAAATGCAGTTACATCTAAATTAATATCTTCTATTGTGTATTGGAACGATTGTGAGGATACCGAAGATGTAAACCATGTTCCACCAAGACCAGTTTGAGAACCCGTTGTAAAGGCGTTAAAACTAGCTCCTTGACCTGCTACATATGTATTGTTCCAAATACTAGAAGTATTATCTCCATTTTTATAATACCAAGTCGCACCATTGGTTGTAATGTTATCAAAACGAGTACCCGTACCATTCTCCCAACTTTGAGAAATTGGATATGCTTCTACATTAAATCTAGCAGCAATTTCGTCTGCCTTAGTTATTTTTAATTGTAATGATGCAGTAAATGAACCACTTGGTATTGTACTATTTGCTATACTTTTAGATATTTCCGTAGTATCAAACTGAATTAATATTCTACTTATATCCTGTGTATCCCCATAATATACTTTAGAGATTTCTAACATTTCATCTATACCAGTGTTTTGGTAAGGTTGTTGTAAGTATATAGTTGCATCTTGTGATGCTGTATAAAATAATATCATTATAATGCTCTCCCTTTAATATCTTTCCCTGGATATTTTAATTCAAATATAGAAGGGTCTAATGATGGATAAACAATTTTGTTTTTAGTTGCTTCTACTATATTGTAAGAATATTGTGAATATATAGTTCCACTTGCATCTACCAAATTTACAATCTCAACTTTAGGAACGGATGAAACACCCGATACATTTGCGATTTCTAATTCTAATTCACTTATATTAATTGGTTGAGACATTTTCCATTTTGTAATATCAAAATAATTTGCAATTGCTTGTGTACAATTTAAAACTACTTCTCTTTTATTATAATTTGAAAATACAGTTATGTCAAAGTTAATTCCTATATTAACTACATATCCATCTATAATGTTAATCGCATCTGTCATCAATCTAAATTCTTCTAAATACGTTTTTAAATTTTGTTTAATAGTAGAATTTAATATACTTAATTTACCATTACTATCATATCCCAATAAATACAAATTAATTGCGAATGGATTACTCTCCACTGCAAACGTTTGTTTAGTTTTTAAAAATACATCCAATGCATCTATAATTTCAGTATCAGATGATTTTTGTAAGTTTTTAACTAATCCAATAAAATCTTTTTTAACCGATGGGTTTCTTAATAATTGTTGTGCGGCTCCCGTATCTATATTACCATCTTGTTCAACATACGCTTTTGCAATACTACCAAAAATTGGGTCCATTGCTAATGTTCTTACTTCGTAATCTTTTTTAGTTACTGCTCTATTTTGTGCACCAAAGTTTGCAATTGCATTTTCTCTAATTTCTTCTAATGTTTCATTACCTCTACCACCACTTGCAGCTTGTAAATTCTCAACACCTAATGAACTTCTACTTTGTTGATAAGTAGGTAAATCTATATCAGATATTGCTAATATATCTTCATTAAATGATACAAAATTTATTTGTGTCAATTCACCACTTGATACATTTGATAATAAACCACCGCCCGCTAAATAAGTAATGGTTAACGTTGTATTTGCCGGTGCTATACCATATGTGTTTGTTTTTAAAAAATTAGAAGGGTCAAATGATTCACCCATTCTATTAATGGAATTATTTAATCCCAATCCTACATTTTTTGTATTTGGTACTAATAATTCATCTGGTGTAGATGCGTTTCCACTACCGAATCTTAATTCAATATTTTGTTCATCTATTAATCTAGTTGTAAATCTTCTAGCGGTTTTTTGCAATTTCAAAAGATATTTAGGTGCTTCTGGTGTATGAGAAAGTTTAGGTTCTGCATATTCTGAATTTGGTGCTTTTATATAAACTAATTCTTGTGCCAAATATGGAACTTCATAATATATATTTTCGTTTGCATCAATTACTTTTTCTATTTTAATAAAATTTGTACTATTAACACTAACAATTGGATTTGGTTTAAATTCACCTAAATTAAATGTTTGTGTATATCTCGTTGCACTTATTGCCGTTATAGTTTTTGTTACCAAATATAATAGTACATTTCCTGTTGTATTTTCAGTTTGAAATATTGTAATTTCTCTATTATATGGGTCTGCAAAATCAACTACATCTGTTGTTATAAATTGCAAAGTCGGAAATGATTTAGAATTAACAACCATTCCTTCGTTTATTTTTAAATAATATCTATCATCGGGTTCTCCATTCAATGCTGGTATTGTTTGGTATAAAGTTAAAGTAGTAGTTGCCGGCGATGAAATTTTTGGTTTATATCCTAAGTTTTGTGCTAATTGATAAATATTATTTTTATTACCCGCTAAGTTAATAAACGATTCTTTTAATTGAGCATCGGTGTAATATGATAACACATCACCTACATATGAAGCCTGTTCGATAAACATCATACCAGGTGATGCTTCACTAAAATCATTATATGTACTACTAAAGTATGTTTTACTAAATTCTATTAATGCTTGTCTTAAGGAAGTAAAATCTCTATTGGTATATTTTATATCCTTTTTATTTGTTGACCAGCTTTTATCTATTGGATTAAGAGCCATATTATATTACTATGTTTAATTGTTCTAATGTTGTTGAATTTGAATATTTCAAACTATATTTTAATTCTAAATCAATTCTATTGGTATCTTTTAATGAATTAGAAATATCATATACAATACTTTCAACATTAACATATGGCATCCATCTATTAATTGCTTCAGTAATTCTTGTTTCTAATATAGTATCTAAATCAGATGTAATTGGTTCAAATAAAACTTTTCTTAAATCAGCTCCAAAATCGGGTTCCATTAATCTTTCACCTTTGTTAGTTAGTATTAAAGATTTAATATTAGTTTTAATTTGTTCTTTAGTTGTATAAGACACATCAAAATAACCATTGTTTCCTTTGGTGAGTGGTAATGTAATACCTACACTTTTATCTTGTTCATCAATTACAAATTTCTTTTCTAATACTATTGCCACTTAGGTTACCCCTTATTGAATTTTTTTACTAATTGAGAATAATCTCTTGTCATTGCTTTCATAACTGATTGTGCCGCTTCCGGATTTCTTCTCGCAGCCATTGCCATCTTATGTTCTAATGGAATACCACCTTCCTCTTGTCCTTGTAAATAAGAACCATATTCAGATTGAGTTCCACCCATCGATGGTTCAGGTTGTGAATATTCTCTAAAATTATCTCCATATCCTAAATCAGCCGGTGAAATCATAGGCCTTGCTGCTTGTGGTTTTTGTCCGTATTGGATTGTACCATAGCTACCATCATCTTTTGATTTAAATTCGTAACTTTCGTTCACTTGTTTTTTAGGTGTTTGAATTTGTTCATTTAACACTTCGTGAACAGCATTTCGTATTTCTTCTTTAAGAGTTTTTTTAATATCTTCTCTTAATACTTTTACTAATGCTTTGATTAATTGTGTTTGGTCCATAAACTTGGTTTTTACTATATATAATTATTTGTTATTTCTTTTTTGGGATAATAAATCCATTAATTGATGCTAATCGTGGGTTCTTTAAGAATACACCTACACCATCTCTATTAAACCCGCCACCGGTAGTGTTTCCTTCTATTGATGTAATCCTACCTTGTACATTTGGTTTAGGGTCTGTTACTATACCAATGTGATGTGGATGTCCCACACCGTTTGCATAAATAATTGCTGCACCAATAACCGGAGTTGATGACCATAATCCATTTTTAATTGCCCACGCTTTCCATGCTGCACATCCCGCTGAGTTTGGTGATTTTGCTCCCGCTTGTTTAAACCACCAACTAACCGCCGCCGCACACCAAAACGCTGGACTATTAATACCCGTACCATTTAAATAAGCGGTAACATGTCCACCATAGTTAGATTTAGGTGGCGTCTCCATTACTGGAATAGAAGCAGCTGCTTTAGCATATGCTACAATTCTTTTACCCACATCATCATCTTTTGTAGATTGTTGTATATTATTTAATGCAGAAGGGTCTACTCCTTTTGAAATATTCATACCCGTTGCTAGCTTTTCGGTAGCCAATGCTTTCATTTCTTTAGCTGTTTCTATAATTCTAGTAGCTGGGCCTCCATAGTATTCTTCTTGGTCTTCTAATGGAATTTCTGATTTATTATTTTTTTCTTTCTCAGCAATTGGTGTATATTTTTCTATAACCGCATCGGCTTGTTTAATATCTTCTTTAGCCCCGGCTTCTTCTTCTTTTGTTAATTTAAAATCTGCATTATTAAATTCAAATAATGGTGCTGCTTTTTTAGAATTAGATTGACCAGGTGGTACACTATACACACTCCAATTGATAATGGCAGGTCCAATTGGCATCGGAGGAATGTATTGTGATATCGTATAACAAACTCCTTGAATGGTCTGCAAATGTAATTTAGCTAATATAATAAAATTATCTAAAAAAATATTAACATCTTTTATTGGTGGTGTAAACCCTCCACCAAATTTACCAGGAGTAGTAACTAAATTATCTGTTATTGTTAAATTTAATATTGTACCTATTGCCGGTATTATTGGTGTATTTGTTTTTTGTAAAGTGGCACCCGTCCAATATCCAATAACTGCTGTACCTAATAATTTTAAATATGAATTATAAAATGTAGGAGTTTTTGCAACCAATGCCACATTACCGGTATTGATAAGAAGTTGTTGCATTAATTCTTTATTGCCCTTTAAAACAGTATTTCCCGTTGTTGCATCTTTACCACGTTTCATTGCCTCATCGTATTTTTTAGTAAAGAAAATAGCAAATTCATCGGCAGTTTTCCAACTAGCTAATTTCATTTTATCACCTACTTCATCTTTAAATTGAGACCAAGACATTATATTAAATAATTAGTTTTAGATAATGCGGTTTTTAAGTTATTTTTAACTTGATTAAATGGCGCTTTATTTATGGGTCCTGGCGCCGAAGGACCCGATGGGGTTGCAATTGTCATTGCATTTATTGCATCTATTAATTGTGTTAACAAATCAACTAAGGTATTGCCTAATAACATTTGTTCAGTTGCACTATTATTTCCTGCATATATTTTACCATTCTCAATTGTTAATATAATATTTTTACTACCTTTTGTTTTTAATTCTATATTACCATTTTGAGAAATAAGATTAAATCCTTTTTCAGTATCTATGGTTACTATATCATCAGTAAAGATACTAAAATTTTTCTTACTAAACAAAAACGTTTCTGCTGTTTTTGATGAAAGAATTATTCTACCACTATTAACAACTAATTGTTCACCTTTCAAATCATCTGATGTTGGGTACTTACTAATTGCTTCTTTGTTAACTTTTATAGTAGTTGAATCATATAATGTACTATATTCGCCCGCGGTAATTTGTATTGAAGTTCCATCTTTATTTATATCTTCAATTGTTGTTCCAAATACTTTATTATTTTGTTGTGAATCTGAATTTTCTCCGTTACGAATTAATATAGCTGGATATTGTTTACCATTTGTTTTATCACTATGTATATACCCACTAAATCTAATACTATTACCAGACTTACCTTGTATAATAGTATCACCCTCATTTGGTTTTAATTGATGGAGTTTAATATTTCTTTTATAGTATTTTCCTTGAAATCCTTTTTTTGTTTTTGATTTAGTATTAGATGGTGTATCGCTATTTGGAATACCGGTTTGTGATGTTTCTTTATAAGTTGCCGTTCCACCCCCGGTAGTTGATTCATCTGCAACTTTTACGGTTGTTCGTAAAATATTAATATTAGTATTAAATCCTGTGGTATTTTGAAATGATATTGGTGTATAAAAATTCTTACCATTTATAGTTTGAATATAAACGGTTTCATTTTTAACAGGTAATGTAAAATTGTATCTATTTAATGGAAATGCAACAGGTAGGTTTTCTTCTTTTGTTTCACTACTTTCCGGTAATCTATATTTTATAGCACCATAATATGCACCATCTTTTTCTTCGTAATCTGATGTGTTTGCAACTTCTTCAAATCCTTTATCAATATCTGCTGTTTTTTCTACTAAATCATCTATTTCTAAAAATACAAAATTAACAATGCCAAGTTGTGCGGCTTCTGCTTTTGTAGATTGTGCACCAGGTGTGCTACTTGCACCGGTATTGGTTTGTCCAAATTGTGCCATTTTATTTACCTATGCTTTCTTTTAATGATTCAATTTCAAATTCTAAATCTTCAATCTTATCGTCTGTACTTTGTGTGATTTCTTTTGCCACCACATCCATTTCTTCTAACAATGCCTTTTTATCATCTTCACTTAACCAACCTTCATCGCCTGTTTTCTTAGTGTTTGCTAATACTAACTTTTGTGCTATATTTGCAATCTTAATTAGATGGTCATCATTGGTTATACTTGCTTCAATTAATTGTGTAATGATTGGGCCGATGGTAATTACATCTGTTGGTTTTGTAACTAACTTTCTCATTTCTTCTATTAATGATGAAATGTTTTTCTTTTTACTTTGTTGATTATCGTAAATATCACTTAAGATATCACTAAATGTTTTTCCCTTAAATAAAGGAAAATTCATGTCTACATTTGCCATAAATCTTTTTTATAAATATTGAGTATTTAAAAACTTACTTACTAATCAAATAGTTACCCAATACTAAATAATCCATTTCACATGAGTAAAATGTTTTTATAGCTGTTTCAGGGTCTAATACCATTGTTTGACCTCTAAGATTGAATGAGGTATTGAGTAAGATAGGATAACCACTTAACTTTTCAAATTTCTTAAGTAGTGTAAAGATATGTGGATTAAAAGTAGAACGAACTGTCTGAACTCTTGCAGTTTCATCGGCGTGGGTAATAGATGGTAATCCTGCAATAAATTTATCTTTAACTTTAAATACTTGATTCATATACGGAACTTCTTGTCCTAACATCTCAAAGTATTTATTTGCATCATCAGATGTAACCATTGGTGCAAAAGGTCTAAATCCTTCTCTCTTTTTAATTACTCTATTTACTTTTGGTTTAATATCTTTAATTGTTGGATTAGCTAATATAGAACGATGTCCTAATGCTCGTTGTCCAAACTCACTACCATCTTGAAACCATCCTATAATTGCACCATCATTGATTAAACCAGCTACCTTTTCTATTAATGGATTATAATTTTCAAATCTTTTTACTTTTTCTTTTGGAACTAATTTAGCAATCGCAGATATAAAATCTGCGGCTACATATGAAGGTCCTAAAAATGGTGTTGAATTTTCTACTCTTTTTTGTGTAGGATTAGATTGATAATACACAAATAATGCACACCCAATAGCACTACCTGCATCAGATGGTGCTGGTGGAACATATACGTTCTTGTAAGGAGTTTGTAATGTTATCTTACCATTTGCTAATCCATTGTATGCACACCCACCACTCAAACATAAGTTGTGTTGTGGATAATGTTTATAAAAGTTATTTAACATTTGGAAAAATAATCTTTCGTAATGCGCTTGTAATGAAAATGCAATATCCATATAAACCGGTTCTAACTCACTTTCGGGAACTCGCGGTGCTATATTAAATAGTTCTGCTAACTTAGAAGTAAACATTCCTTTTTTTGAATAATGAAATGAGAAATACTTCATATCCAATTCTAACTGATTACCATTTAGTTTAGCTATCTTTTCAAATTGTTCTCTATATAAATCTTTTTGATTACCATACGCAACTAATCCCATTACTTTGTATTCACCATTATTTGGTTTAAAACCTAAGAATGCCGTAATACTTGCATATAACAATCCTAATGAATGTGGAAAATACGTTCTCTCTAATGGTTGTATGTATCTACCTTTTAAACCTAATCCTAATATTGCTGTTTCGTTTTCACCAACACCATCTACGGAAAATAAATGTGCTTCGTTAAATGGTGATGTGTAGAACGAATATGCTAAATGTGATATGTGATGTTCTACATATTCTATTGAACCTTTATATCCTAATTGTGTAC